TTTCTCTGCTTCGACCCATCCACCCCCCTGTCTGACAAGCACTTCGTGTTTCATGCCCCCCACGAAAATGTCTGTTTTCACCCACGCCCCGCCCTGCCGGACCTTCAGCCCGGAACCGTCCTCGCGCTTTACCTGCGCGGACGTCCGGTACGACGATACCCTATCGAGCGTGTCGACAGCACGCACGCGGTACTGCACCAGCCCGCCGTCGTTCACCGGCGGTTCCTCCGTCCATGACCTTGTTGTCTGCGTGCGGATAGTCGCCCAGTCGCCCCAGTTAACGCCGTCGTTGGCGATCCGCCGCTGCAGTTGATAGTAATCAAGGTTCCCGTCAGGGTCCGTCACGGACGGCCATGATACCGTCAGCGATTTCTCGAACGGCGAGGGGCTGACCGTGATTGACGAGGGCGCCGGCGGTGCGCTGTTGATTTTCACATATGCGGACGCTGAGCTCCAGGATCCCCTGATCCCTCTGCTGTCGTACCCGCGCACATAGAACCGCCACCGATTTCCCCGTATCCAGCCGGTTGTGTCGACATCCAGGTACGTGATACTGGAACCTGACCGGCTTCCAACGATCTTCCCGTTTTTGTACCACTCCCCGGCGGCGTCTTTCATGGCCGCCTCGTACCCGGCAAGGTTGCCGTCCGGGTCACCTGCGTTTGTAAACGACAGTCGTATGGTTGTCCCAGGCTCTATCAGCGTGTGGTTGGGCGTCGGCGCGGTCGCCAGTTTGTTGGGCGCCCTGTTCCGCGTGACGTACCTCGCGGGCGACCTGCCCCCGCTGCCGTAGCTGTTGTACGGGTTGATCGCAAACCCGATCGTCTCTCCGCGGGAAGCTATCGCCGCAAGGGAAGCTGATATTGACCGCGCAGACGTCGCCCTGAGCCTGTGCCAGGAACCGTCGTAATAGTCCACGTAGTACGCTGTGGCATAGGGCGTCGCGGCCCAGGAGATCGTGATATCGTCTTCAGGGTAACTCGACGGGCTGACCGAAGGCTGGGAACCCTGTCCGGGTCTAAGCATACTCGAAGGAACGGTTATAGTGCGGCTCCCTGTATCAAACGTCACGCTCGGGTTGCCGTGCTGCGTCTCTGTGGCCAATACATAGACCCTGGCCGGTTCCGTGCCTGATGTGGCGTCGTTGAAGTCGAAGGTGTAATCAAACGGATGGTTGGAGTTCGGTCCCCAGTTCGTCCCGGTCGGCTTTACAACATAGTTCTTAGTTGTTCCGTTAATGACAAGCCGCATCGTACGTTCTTCGGCCGTACCGCATGACGTCGCGCTCCCCAGGTGGATGTTGCCGTAGACGCGGATACGGGAGCGGGATATCAGCGTGTAGTTCAGCGCCATATACGTCGCGCCGCTCGGGGACGTCAATGCGGCATAGGTGCCGGCAAGGTCCGCCACAGGTCACACCCCCTTACGCCTTCGGTTTAATCCAGAGAGAGCCTTCAGGTACCGAGCCCGGATCCGTTGTCTGTACATAGATACGTGGAATTACTGTAGACCCGCCTACCTGCAGCTTGTACACCTTTACCGTTCCGTCAGTCGTCGACAACACGACGTGCTTGTTCGCGCTCCCGGTATCCGCGCCGTGATAGCCTTCCACCATGTCCGCATCCAGGCCGCTGCCGTTCCCGTCCACTGTTTTTAGCTTTTCAAGAATGTCCTCGGCCGTGTACTCGGATGCCAGAAGGTACGCTCCGGAAACCAGTTCCACTGTCAGCGCGATCTCCGTCGAGAGCACCGTCGTGATGCTGACCGTGCGCTCGATGACCTGGCTGCCCTCGGCCGGGATCTCGTCGGCCGTCTCCCCGGCGTTGCCGTACGCGTAGAGGATCTCGCCTTCCTGCGGGTCCTGCGCAAACAGCCCGATCTCGCGGAAGTAGAAAGCCTCTGTCGCGCCCTGGTTGTTGAACGTCCCGGCGGCCGTCACGTCCGTCCCGTCCCGGGTGATCGAGCTGATCGTCACCCACTGCAGGCGGTTTACCAGCGCCGTGAGCGTCGCTGGATCAGTTTCCCCCAGCTCCCCGTCGCCTATGGCCAGTCGCGTGAACTGCACCGCCGTCCCGGTCTGCGCCTTGGCCAACAGCGCAAGCCCGGCGTTCGTGATCGTCAGCTGTCCGAATGTAGCCATGGATCAGGCTCCTTCCCTAAGATTGTCTGTCCCTGCCTCGTGGTAGGCGCCGCCCGCGCGCAGCGTGGTCATAAGCGGTTCCTCCGCGGTGATCGAATCGAGCCATGCGGACGCGCGTTTTACCCACCGGACCTTTCTCGTGAACATGTCGATCTGATCCTGCGTCAGGCTCTGCGCCTGTATTCTGATGCGGAAATGCCCCGGATCTGCGCCGTATTCCCACCATTCCTCCACCGCAGCGGGCCCGAAGTAGTCCTCCGCCACCTGCCGCAAAGCCGCCGGCGTACCCAGCTGGCGGTACACCTTCTCCGCACTGCTTACAATCGCGCGTTTCTGTGCAAGGGTCGCGCCGCGGTCATACCAGAGAAGGTTCAGCGCCGCGGCCATTTCGTCCAGTATGTATTCCGGCTGCTCGTCGATCCGCGTCCAGAACGGCAGCATCGCCCCCTCCGAGAGAAGCGTCAGCAGCAGCGTGTCGCAGGCGGCGGCTATCCCCCGCACCGTGCGGTCCCCGCGGAACAGCCGGGGGACCATGTTGATGAAAGAAACCTCTCCAAGCTTCATTACACCAGCCCTCCGTATGTGACCGACGCATCTCCGGACAACACCGCCAGCTCGTCCGGGCCGAGTTCAGCGAAAACAGGCGCTGCGACCACGACCCGGGACGCGCCGGCGTTGAGCATCCGCTGGACCAGTGCGTCCGGGTTGAGGTGCCGGCCAAGCACAGCTCTCTGCCAGGACACGTACTCGTCGACGGCGGCTTCGACAGCCTGCCGGATATCCGCTTCCTCGGCCTGCGCGGCGCTGTCGATGTAGTACGTGGCATCAATGGTGTATGGCACTTCCACAGGCGCCTGCACCGTCACCTGGTCGGTCAGGGGCCGCACGCTGCGCGCCGAGAGCATGTCTTCGACGCGGTCGAGGACGGCCTGCCCGGGCGCCTGCCCGTCTTCGAGCAAGACAGTGACGACGACCTCGCCTGCCTGCGGGCTGTGCACCGCCACGTCGGCGATCGTGCTGTCGGCCGAATGCGTCCAGTAGATGTACGACAGCTCGGACCCCGCCGCGCTGTAGGATGCAAGAGAGAGCGTTATGCGCTTGCGGTACGATTCGTCGTCCTCCGTCTCCGCGCCGCCCTGGGACGCGTCCGTATTGCTCACCGACGCCACGAACGGCACCAGGTCCACCTGTTGGCTGATCGTCCCGATATCGAACCCGTTGAACGCGCTGCCCGCGACAGTAGCTTCCGCGGTAACGGTATCGGAAAGCTCCCCTGCCGGGATCACGAGGTCCCGGACCGTCGCGAAGAAACACATTCCGTCGGGCGTGGCGCGCGTGCCCGCGGGTATCGTGACGTCCGAAGCCTGTGCCGCGCTCAGCGTATATTCCAGCGTCACGGCGGCGTACTGCGCCTGCAGGCGCTCGACGCCCCTTGCGGCCCCGAGTTCGTCGAGGTATTCGCCTTCGGCGTGCTGCGGGAAATCCATGTTCAGGAGCCTGTTCAGGTGGCCGAGCGCCACCGCGGCCAGCCCCGCCATCGTATTGATGAGGATCCGCCGCTCGTCGCCCGCGTAAAGTGCTTCCCCTGCAGCGGCTTCGAACTCCCGGACGGCGTCCTCCTGCAGCTTTTCCGCGTCCGTTTCGAGGAAATCACGCAACCTCCAGCACCACCTTTACTTCCATCTCTCCCGTTGCAGAGGTCTCTATCAGGACGTCGGACACCTCTGCCCGCGGCTCGCGCGCCTGCAGCATCCCGGTGACGTACGAGGTAAGCTCCGAGCGCACCTGTTCGGCCGGGCGGTCGATCAGGCGCGGGTCCAGCCCGAGCGTCCTGTCCCCCATTACCTCTCCCCACGTCAGCGAGAGGAGGTTCGCGCAGTTTTTAAGTACGCGCTCTTTCTCGGAGCCCGCGCCATAAGAAAAAGCGTCCGAAGACGCTACCGTGTAGGCCATAGCATTTTCCCCCTAGAACACCCTGCGTCCGCAGATAAAGTTGTTACGCCAGTACGCCACCGATTTAAGCGGCGACGAGATCCTGACCTTGCCCTGGCTCGACGAGGCGTCGATCATGGTGCCGTCGCCCCGGTAGATCCCGACATGTCCCCTGAAACAGGCGACGTCGCCCGCCTTCAGGGCGCTTATGCTGTTCACGCGGGGAAACGAACTCACGGCCCAGGCGCTCGACGTCATGTAACTGATTTTGACGCCGGTGCATCTGAGGCAGTAGTACACCAGGCCGGAACAGTCGAACACGTCCGGCCCCTTCCCGCCGAGGACATAGGGTTTTCCCAGCTGGAGCCTCGCGTACTCGAGGAACGTCGCGACCTTTGACGACGATGACGTATCCCACGTCCTCGAACTGCCCGCGCCGCCGAACCCGCTTTTGAATTTGTCCAGCAGGTCCTTAAGCCCCGGTATGATCGTCGGCGCGAACAGCAGGTACTGCGATATCAGTTTGGTGAGCATGCTGACCAGCGTCGTTTTTGTCTCCGTCCAGGTCCACGACTTCTTGCCGACGATCAGATCGGCCAGCTCTTTAAGCCGGCGCAGCACCTTTTTGTACGAAGCGCCCTTGCTCCCCAGATAGTCATAGGCCTTGATCGTGGCGTTTATGGCGTTTACGGCAGCCCTCTTCGCCGCGCTGTCGTCTAATGCCTGCGGTTTCGACCCGCCGACCGAAGACGAGCCGGAGGAGCCTGCCGCCGTCCTCGTGCCGGCCGCGGAACCGGCGCCCGGCGAAACGCCAAGCGCGTTTTTTGTCGGGGGCTTCAGCTGGTAAATTTCCTCAAAGCCCAGTTCGACCGCCGCGCTGACCATGGCGCCGTGCGGGCCGATCCTTACCTCGCTCACATCCACGGACGCCAGCAGCCACGGGAGGCTGCCGTACTTCTTCTTGCCGATGTAGAGAGGGTACGGCTTTTTCGCGGCCAGCAGGGCCTTCCAGCTCTTGATCTCCGCGGCCACGTCCACATAGTCCCGGTGCAGTTTCAGCAAAAAGCCCACTTTTTCCGTGTCGATCCCCTTGATCGCCGTGAACGTCTTGCCGCCCTCGTTTTCCTGGAACTCGAGGTTTAGCTCCGCGCTGTTGGTGAACCCGTCGAAGGTGTAGACCTTCTTCGAACTCGCGTCGAACTTCTTGGAGCCCCAGGACGCTACGCTCATCCCGCCATACCCCCTATTCCTCCGCTTCTTCGGTCACCGTCGGTTCGGGTCCCCACTTAGCAAGGACAGCGTCAAGGTCCTTCCCCGATACGGCCGACGCGATCTCAGCGCGCCCGCGTACGCTGTTTCGGTACCAGCACAGGTGCGGCGGGCCTACCGTGTATTCCGTACCTTCATCAACCACATACCGCTGCCGCTCTATGATTACCTCGTCGTCGGTCAGCTTGTTTAATATGATTCTTTCATCCATGCCGGTGCCCTCCTAGGCGCTCGTATGGTATATGAGCGTTCCGAAAACGTGGAACCCGTTAATCAGGT